CTTGGAGACAAGATAGGTGCCTTCGTAGGTGATGCTATGACACCTCTTTTCAAACCTATAAAAAGAGCATTTGGTATGTACTTTAAGATCTTCAAGGCATATTATAGTGGAATAGCAGAAGCGTTTGCTGACCTATGGAATGATGGGATAGCACCACTTTTCGCCAGAATGCAAGAAATATTTAAACCCCTCATAGATGCAGGAATACAAAGGATTACTGATACGTTTAATAGTCCTTGGGCACAAGAAGCAATGTATAATTTAGTTAGATTAGTCAATTCTGGTAAAAGATTAATGAATACTACCTTAAATGTGTTAAACATAGGTACAGATGAAGAGAAAATAACTAGAAAAGTAGAAAATAAACAGTTAGATATAGCAGACAGTCTAGCAAAAATAAAAATGCTAGAAAAAATTCAAGAAGAGAAAGGTGAAGACTATAAAGGACCTTGGTTTAACAAATGGAGATTTTCTGTCTCAGAACGTATCGAGAAAGAAAAGGAATATCTAGCAAAATTACAATCAAAAGAAGGTGAACTAATAGCAGAGCAAACAGCACAAAAAAATGAAGAGATAACAGGAGCACTTCCTGCTGTATTCCCACTAAAAGATGGATTCTTAGATAGAAGTGCAGGAACATATACAGCGGGAGGGTTAAAAGAAGGTATGGTCATAAGACCTAGAAATCCAGAAAGTTTTCCTATAGATGTTTTTGCTATAAAAGCAGGTAAGATACGTCAGTATAATTATAAACCAAAAGGATATATGACAGCAGGGATGATTATTGAGGGTGATGGTGAAAATCCAGATATTAACTACAGAAATGTGAACCCTACTGTTCCTCATAAAACAAGGGTAAAACCTGGTGATAAAATAGGTGAGTTAATAGATGCTAGAAAACATATTAACTATGCTAATCCCCTTTTAGGTATGATGGATTCGTCAATGACATTTCTTGTAGCACAGGCATATAGAAACCATAAAATAAAACCTAGAGGAAAATATAATAAGAACATACTTCCATTGGATAGTCTATATCCTGAGATATTCTCTTCACAAGAGGAAAACGACATTGTAAGTAACACAGTTGACCCCAAAGAAATAAATAACAGTGATACCATCAACGCAAATGATCTGGTTAATGAAAAAGAGTATGTAGTTGATGATAACTCAGGTGAAATAACTATTGTTCAACCAGTAAATCAACCTGTCGTTATCACAGGTAATGAAACGATTGTGACACACGCACAAAATGACGCGACAGTTTACTAATGGCAGAAAAAAAGACTATACGATTTTATAAATTTATTGCACCACCAAAAGATGAGGGTGCAAAAATTTCGATTGGCGGTAAACAAGTATCGGGGTCAAGTTTTTCCACAACCATTAAAGCAATTAATTCCCTAGGGATAACAGTTAATAGTATAGGTGTAGCAGTACAAGCAGCAAGATCACAACAGACTGCTCAAATGCAAGAAATATCGAGAAGAAATCAACTTGAAATTGATAGAGCAAATGCTCGTAAGATGAAGAAAGGTAATAAAATGGGTATTGGTTTAGCAGTTGGTGCATTAATGGCAAAAGCAGCACCTACATTCTTCGGATGGTTAGGTAAGTTGTTTACAGGTCTTATGACCTTTGCTGCTCTTAAATGGTTAGGTAATAAGGAGAATCAAGAAAAATTAACTCTTGCAATGAAACGAATAGGAGGATTTTTCAAGGCAGTATGGGGATTGATGTCTGGAATTGTAAGTTGGATAGGAAAGTCGTGGAATCAATTATTTGGTGAAGATAAGTCTTTCTTGGACAGAATTGAAGGTGCTATGAAGTTGATAACAGCGGGAGTTGTTGCTGCATTAGGATTAAAAATATTGAAGAATCCTGCATTGATGGTGAAAGGATTTACCAGTATGCTAAGTCTGGTTGGTAAAGGTATTATGAACCTAGGTAAATTCCTAGGTGGTAATTTCTTGGGTCAAGCAGGGTTAGGTATAGCACAAGGGTTTATGGCATATAATGATATAATGGAAGATGAGGGTATAGATGAAGAATATAGACAGTCAGCAGCAATAGGTGGATCGGTAGGAGCAACAACAGGTGCAATAGGTCTTGGAATGATAGGTAATCAAATAGCAGGTCCTATTGGTGGTTTAATTGGTAATGCTCTTGGTGGATTTTTAGGAAAAAATGTAGGTAAATTTATTGGTCCTATGGTAAAGAAAATCATAGATCCGATAAAAAAATGGTTTGGTATGGTTGCAGATTTTACTAAAAAATTACTGAAACCAGTTGGTGATGCAGTCAAAGACTTTTTTATAGCGTATGGTGATCTTATGAGTAGGGTTCTTGATATGATAGAACCACATATGCCAAAGATATTAAAAGCAGCAGAGATAATAGGTAAATACGCATTTGGTCCTGCAATTTTGCTACTAAACACTCTTACGAAAGTTTTATCGTGGGTAGCAGGAAGTGGAAATCAAGATGAAAAAGAGGAAACCTCTAACACTTCTACATTCAACGGAACTCCTGCAAATATTAATGGAGACCCCTTTAAAGGAGAAGGTGGTTCTACATATCCATTAAAAGGTTCTAATTTCTTAGGTGATTTTGTTGCGTCAGGCAGCAAATATGATGATACAGGAAATGGTACTGATACTTCCTTAATTTATCAGACTGTTGAAGAGTTAATTCAAACATATGGTGAAGGTGCAGAGTTAGGTCGTTATAGCATAAAACTCTCTGATGCTTTGGCAGCACTGAAGAGTATGGGTAAAGACCCTAAAACTTACAAATTCAGTCCCGCAGGTCAAGATACTATCTTCAAAGAACTGAAGAATATGGCGGGATACCAAGATTTCTTGGGTGAGAAAATAGATGCAAGTCAATTTGCTTTAAATTTATCAAAATTCTTTGATGAGATACCTAGTTCAGAAGGGTCTGTAAATAACCAAACTAGAAGTTGGAAAGACACACTTGCAATGCTTGAAAGTTTGAAAGGTGGTAGAAGTAAAGGTGGTATCATAAGTGGACCGCAATCAGGTTATCCCGTAGGGTTCAATCAAACATCATTTATTAATAGATCTAACGGTGGATTTGTAGGTCACGGAACAGAGTTTGTAGTACCTATAGACACACCTGATACCCGTAAAGATCCTAATCTTACAACACAAAGATTATTACAAGCAGTTGGAATTATATCAAAAACAACTAATGCTTCTGGTATATTAAAGAATCTACTAGACGTTACAACCGCAGGTGAACAGGAATTAGATAAAATGATGCAAAAACAACAGGTTCAGACTATCGTATTAGATGCAATAGAAAAACCTGTAATAGAAAAAGATGGTGGAGAAGGACAGTTAGTTACCCTCCCAGGGGAAGAAAATCCTGTTACACCATATATACAAAGTAGATTTGGTTATCTAGCAGAATCAAACACATCACCAAGTAACTTCTTATAATGGCAGATATTACCCAACCAAAAGGATATGAAATACAAGAGTTTGGTCTTTTAGTTTTACCTGCTGACACATCTCCTAGAGAGGATTTGTCTGGATTACAATTTAGTGGTGATAATGCTTTTGATCTTCGTGGATTATGCTCAGAATTTAAAATTATACAGTCTGTAGATTCTCCTACAATGAGAATGGAGATTTTAATATATGATACTGCTGATATGGCAAGATTATTGAATGGTAATGAATATGTTAAACTTACCATAAAGACTGATTCATCAGGAGATGAAGAACTTGAAATTATACAAAAAGTATTTAAAATTGGTGAAGTTACAAAGTCTGAACGTGCACAAACTTATATTTTATATACCACATCACCTTCTACAGCATTGAATGAGACTAATCGTGTTTTTGAAGCATTTGTTGATAAACCTGGATCTGTTAGTATTGAGGATATAGAGAAAAAATATTTAAAAGAAACAAAGCACAAATTCTGGGAACCTGCTTCTGGTAATTTTAACTTTATATCTACATCTTGGAGACCTTATGATGCTATTTCATACATTCAAGATAAAGTAGTTGGTTCAGTATCTAAAAGACCAGGATATTTGTATTGGCAAACACGTCAAGGTATGAGTTTTGCTACTATGGATTACTTGTGTTCTGAAAAAAACCCATCTTTTACAAATCCTAAAATATTCACATATGTACAAGCAAACTTGACAGATGATTCAAATAATGCTTATAATATAGAGACATTGAACTATCCAGATCGTGCAAATCACCTAGAAAGGATGCGTACTGGTCTGTATAGCAACGTTGTTATTGGAATATTATTGCCCGCCTTAACTGAAGGACATTTACCTTCTAATGGTGGAACTGAAACAACTGGGGAAGAGGACTCATCACCTGCGGGATCTATAAATCCTCCAGTAAATATGGGTGCTAAAAAAGTATTTGATATAGCAAATACTCTTAACTCTGGATTCCCCTTTTTCAGAGCGAATGACGAGTATTTCTCAGAAGAGAAACCAACTCGTATAAAACTAAGAGCACTTCCAGGAATGAAAAATGCTGAGAGTGCTGAAAATCCAGAGGGAACATCTGCAAATATGAATTTCGACACTGTTTTGTGTTCGGCATACGCTGCATCACGTTGGCAATTACTTAACGCAATTCGCCTAGATATAACAGTCCCTGGAAACATTTCTTTAGATGCAGGTGACATCATAGAGGTTAGGATACCTTTGTCTAATCCAGAAGGACAATCCGAACGACTAGAACTTGATCCAGTTTATTCTGGCAAATATATGATTCTAGGTATAACACATACTTGGCAACCCGCAGGTATCACCTCAAGATTAAATCTATCAAAGGACAGTATCGACCAATGAAAAGCATAGAAGACCACATTAAAAAAGACAAGGACATCATTGATGATCCATTAGCAAATCCTGCTGCACGTAGACACGCAAAAGTAGAACTTCACGATTTAGAGGAGTATGCGGAGCATCACAAAGAAGAGATTGAAGCAGGAGATCACCACGACCCTAACGCTTTAGAACTATTCTGTGATCAGCATCCAGATGAACCAGAATGTCTAGTGTATGACGACTGATTTTATCTATGGAGATCATATAAGTGATCTCACTATTGACAATTTACTGGAATTTTGGGATAATTGTACTTATCTTAAAAAGGTTAATGGAGAGTTCTCTGATGGTGTAGACCCTACCATCAAGAAGTCTGTTGATATGGCAATACCACCCTTTCTCAATGAGAAAGCAGTTCGTATTTTCTTAGGAGAACTACAAACAGTTCTTGATAAATACCTTGAAAAGTTCCCGTACGCTTGTATGGCACCAGTTGAATTAAATGAACCGTTTAATATACAATGGTACACCGCAAATACAGGTGGTTATCACCGCCCTCATTGTGAAAGAATTGGGTCTGGTAAGACTGCATCCTATAGGCATCTTGCTTGGATGACTTACTTAAATACAGTTAATGAAGGTGGTGAAACATACTGGGTACATCAAGATAAAAAAATAAAACCTGAGAAAGGTTTAACAGTGTTTTGGCCAGCAGATTGGACTCACGTTCATCACGGTCTTACATCACCCGAAGAAAAAATGATCGCTACAGGATGGATTTCCTACGCATAAATAAAAACGGAGGATAACTTAACAATGGCAGCAACTGCTTTACAAGGTAAAACTGATGTGATGGGTCGCGACGGATTCACTTGGTGGGTCGGAGAAGTCGAGGATAAAGAAGATCCACAAGAGATTGGTAGAGTTCGTGTTCGTATTGTTGGTTGGTACACTGGTGGCAATCCAAAAGAAGCGTATTTAACAACAATACCTACTAAAGTATTACCGTGGGCATCAGTTCTGTTGCCTACAGACCAAGCAGGAATAAAAAATACAGGAACATCTACAGCATTAGAAGTTGGTGCACAAGTTTTAGGATTTTTCCTAGATGGAGAAGAAGCACAACTACCAGTTGTAATTGGTTCTTTTAGAGGATTTAGAACAGATGAAAGTGGGCAAGATTCTGAAGTTTCCAAGACTACAATAGCAGACCCTGAGAAAGCAGGAGAACTACCTGTACAGTCAAAAGATTTGTCAGGTGGAGAAGTAGCGGGTGGAAACCCTTTCAATGTATTAGGAACAGAAGCAGCAAATACAGATGGTGGAGAGTCTACAGATAGAGGAATATTTGGTGAAGCAGTAAGAGGATTTGAAGGACATTATGCAGCAAATCCTTTGGTTGTACCTACAAGTATATTCTCTATTGCAGATGGAGCAGCAGGACCTGCGGGAGCAGGTTTTGAAACAGATTTAGAAAGAATGTTAAAAGAAGCAGGAACTCTTGCATCTACACTAGCGAGAGATCCTCTAGGTAACTTAGTGTCTGTTATTACAGGTAAGAAAGTAGATAGTAAGATATTAGATAAAGCAATGCACGGTATAAACAATTTCATTGCTAATGGCATATCAGGTATTATGTCTTGGATGAAAGAAGTGATGGCAAAAGTTATAGAAGCAGTTGTAAGTAAACTTAAATCATTGTTAAGTAACATAATACCTACAGGTATCATTACAACATTGATGGACATTGCAGGAACTCTCTTCAATGTATTCTGTATGTTTGAGGCATCTCATATATTAGGTTTAATATCTTCTGCATTTACTAATACTGCTCAGTTTGCTGCAAGTTTATCTAATATGATTGTGCAGAAAGTATATGATGGCATCTCAACTGCTATCAGTGGTGCAATCGGTTCTATTATGGGTAAGATAAAGTCAGGTCTACAGAAAATATCTAAAACTATCAATGTTATTGTTTCTGCAATCGCTACAGCAAGAGACGCTATTGGTAAGTTTAGATCGTTAGTAGGTAAGATTCAAAGTATTTTCCAAATGGATTTCAGTAAGTTGAATTTCCAGAACATTGTAAAGATAATTATTGGTCTAATACTTTCCTTAGTCTCAAAGAAAGATTGTGGAAGAAAAATACGAAAAGCAAGGAGTAATTTCTGGTTGCCACTGTGGGGTTCTAGTACCTGTGCAACTCCTCCAGAGTTTATGTTACGTACAGTTGAGACTGATATTGTAACTGGAAAACCAAAAACTCAAGGTGATATTATCACCGAAATGTATCAGGATCTGAAGTCTTATGATATGGAAGTGCAAACCTTTATGAATGGTTCTGCTATTATCCAAGATAACAATAAAGGTAAAGAGAAAACTATTGTCACAGATACAGGTGGACAGACTAAAATATCAGACCGTTTTGGTAACACACACTTTAACCAACCTGGAAACGAAACTAAGATTGTTGGTGGAGACATATGTACAAACGTTAAAGGCAATCAATGTGTAACTATTGAAGGTGATTATACTTTGAAAGTTATGGGAGATTTCAAGGTAGAGGTTGGTGGATCACACGATCAACATCAATCTAATGGTGTTGGTGTAGAAGAAGATGGAGTAACACCTGGTGATCAGCAAGCAAAATCTACAAAAGTTATCGCTGCTGACCACGAAGTAAACTATCAAGGTGCTTGGGGAATACAGGCAGCACATATTACACAGACTGCTATTGGTAACTATGAGGTTAATGCAAATAGTATTACTAATAAATCACAGGCATTGATGAACTCTATCTCTGGTGAGATTATCAATGAGTGTGCTTGGGAAACTAATTTTGTAAACAACCAAATCTATACAATGATTGGTATGTTAAACCCAATACCAATCGCTGTCACAGGTAGATTAACTATGATTAAAGGTCCTGATGTTGTATTACAAAGTGAGGGACTAACAGGATCATTATTCCCTGCTGCATACATACGTTCTGTTGTAGGATTGACAAAACCTTGTGGTATTGTTGAGACTATGAGTGGTACGGTTGGTTCTGTTAGAGCAACCATTGGTTTAGGTAAAGGCATCCCTTCAATTATTACAGAAAGAATTAAAGGTGTAGGTGCTATAACAAACAACGTTATGGGTGCAGGAGTTATAAGATATAACGTACTGGCAGGTAAAGCATCATTCGGTTGTAGAGTTGGACCAACTAACGTCTATGGGTTGCCATTGATGTTAAATTAAGATATAATGACAGAAGAATATTGGGATTCTATGGACACATATATTGATAATGTTACTATCAATTTTCCACAACGATCAATCAAACTTATAGATAGCACAGGTAAAGAAGAGGATCTTAAATTTCCTTTTTCATACTGGGGTGCTGAAGGGTTTATGGAATCTGTAAATATGATTCAAGAAACTATTGACCCTACTAACAGACATTACGTATTATGATTAGAGTAACTAAAGACGAGGCGATTACTAACCTCAAATTTCTTTTTACACTTGTAGAACGTGGAGAGACAGTTCTTATTGAGTCAGATAAAGGAAACATATTAATGAATGGAATTCCTAACGGACAACTAGAGGTTGAAGCGTTAGAAACTCCACCCATACCTATGACAGGTCCACCACCTCCTATACCTGGTGTTACCTTGCCAAGTGATGCAGAAGTCAAAAGTTACGTGACTGAAACATTAGATGAACTTAAAGAGCAACTATAATATATAAAATATACGATGGATCAACAACCCTTTCTGGATCTTTTGGTTCACCACTGGCACAATTTGCGACAAGCACAGATGTGGCCTTCGTCCTTTGCTTATATACATTATCATTGGTATTTTGATAGTAACGGACGACTAGCATCAAAACAGTGGTATGACTGGAACGGAGAAGTGTATCGTGAACGAACACATAACGTCGTTTCTAAAAAAGATCACATATTATTAGAAACATTTAACGCTGATAAAAAAATGCCTAGTCTAATCTTCACAGAAAGTGAAAGAGGTTGGATAGGTAAGAACGAACCTAATGCTCACAATGGCAGAGGTGTAGTTGTTTCTACAATAACCTTAACTAAGGATTCTTTTGAGTCTGATGATAAGGGATATAATGAGGAAGGGGAATTGCTCTGGGGTTCTAAAAAAGGTCCTTTCTTATTCAGCAAATGTACCGCATCTATTCCGACTTCCGTTATGTCGTAAAAATAGGATTGTGTAGAATTTATTATCTTAACGGTTTAGCATTCACTTTCGACGAAATACAAAATCCTGATTCCCAAACAATAGATTTGGCAAATAAAAATTCTTGGTGTACAATGGAGGAGATTTATAGATCTTCTTCTTATCTCATACAAGAATTATGTCATCCAATAATATTTGAATTAGATGCACATTTGATTCATTGTGAAGAAGAAATACCCTATTAATTTACACAAGAAACATATGCAAATACAACTGTGGTATTGTAATGAAATGCACCAGTGGAGATGGTCTATGACCGACCAACGAAATCTTGCTTACCAAGCAACAGGTCAACAACCTCACATCAGAGACGCTATGTTAGACGTAGCAAAAACTGTAGAACATACAAGTTTTCTAAAATTTCCAGAATAAAAAAAGAGGTCCTTAGCGACCTCTTTTAGTTTATCTTTCTAGAACGGAGCGACAATAACGTTTACACGTTCCTTGATCATCGTTACATTCTACTAGGCAATCGTAATACTCTGATATTCTGAGATCTTCCGAAGGGTTATCCCAAGAATTGAGTTGATTGTATGATATTATATTATGCGACATAATTTTGCTCCAATTCAGTTTGTATGATATAATATAGAACAAAGATTTAAAGCATAGGTCTTTTCCTAATTCTATTTCTATTTATGTTTATGAAACGTGACAAAGTACAGAAAGTAAGAGCACAAGTTAAGTCTAGGTGGTATTACTTATTCTGGGGTGCTGCTACGATTTCTGTTTTTGTGGGTCAAATTTACGTAGGTTCTGGGTACAGAGAAATGTCGCGATCCATTGACACACTTATTAAATTACAATTTCCAAGAGACACGGGATATAGATAATATTAATATTACCTATAACTAAATGTTATCTACAGCATACCGCCTTCGGTTAGAAGGTATCTGCAAATCTATTGCAGCAGGAACAGAAGTCAGCATTGACGATATGATTTGGGCACAAAAATTAGCGAAAGCAAATACCAGTGCTAGAGGTATGATAAAACAAGCAAGAAGACAAGCAACGAATCCGAACGATTCTTTTCTGAATAACTTGAATATTGGAGACCCCGATTCAAGAACACATAAAAGGGGTTTCGATAGTCCAGACGAAATTGTAGATTGGTTTAGACCAGACAGATCCGATGACTGGAGACAACGTGACTGAATATGAAAAAAGATCACTTAATCCTTGTTGGCAACACAAACAAAAGTTGATTGCTGTATTCACTTTAGACTCACATAACACAAGTTATTTTTGGAAAAAGGAAGACAATACATATTATTGGCAGCACTGTCGCAAGGATGCTGAAGATGATGTACTTGTAGATGCAGATGGTTTACAATTAGACCTATTCAATGATCCTATACTAACAAAAGAATTTATTTTTAACGCAATATTCTAATGAAAAAACTAAACACATTTGTTTTAGACTTCACAATATCTATCCTTGACTATTTGTACAGGGGTAGAGATATACAAAGATTCTGGGTGCTTGAAGTTATTGCTCGTGCACCATATTTTTCTTTCATAAGTGTTTTACATTTCAAAGAGTCGTTAGGACTCAGAGGTGATGAACACATTTATCTTATGAAGGAACATTTCTGGCAATCATTAAATGAAACAGAACATCTTGAAGAGATGGAGAAACGAGGTGGAGATGAAAAATGGATTGACAGATTCTTTGCCAAACATCTAGTTCTATTTTACTATTGGACTATGGTTGCATATTATTTCATAGATCCTTTAAATGCGTATGATATTAATATGAAAATTGAGAAGCACGCATTTGAAACTTATACTAAGTATCTTGCATATCATCCAGAAGATACAAGGATTGCAGAGATCGCAGAAGACGAACTCAAACACGCAAAAGAGTTACAACACGCAATGTCATTAATCTAATGAATCACTACACAGTCGGGTATCACGATACTCAATATATTCACCACGAAATCTGTGAGTATGCAGAAGACGCATACACCGCTATTAAACAAGCAAGACAAGATTTGAAGGGGTTTGACAATCCGCACGCTGCTGAATATTGCATACGAGAAGACTGATCTAGAACTTGTATAAATAAGATTGTATCAAATAACGCTTGAGTGCTGTGGGAACAAAAAGAATTTCACAATTAGAGACTCTAGCGGATGAAGTGTTAACTGGTGAAGCGATTTTACCTGTTGTCATATCTGACCCTCTAATACCAAATAGAAAAGCAAGGATAAACCAACTTTTCAAAGGAATTAGTGCAGGGTCACAGTCCGCACCAGGTCTTAGTTTTGATTTGGATAGAGACACTGGATTATATCAGAACGCATACGACGAAATAGGACTTGCTTTCGGTACATCATCTATGTACTATAGGAAGCAGAACAATGCTGACGGATCAGCAACTATTCGTTTGATTGCAGGTGACACAACTTCATCCAACGTCAACATTGATCTCAGACCGCAAGGTTCTGGGAAATTTTTAGTGAATGGACCTACAGAACTTACAGATGTTAACTTTTTCTTAGCAGACGATCAGAACCCAGATAAAAGAGCAAAGTTTGAAATTTCTAATGTGGCAACAGGTGCAGGTATTCGTACTTTTGCATTACCTAACACAGGAAGTTTTACATCTACAACTCTTTTAGGTAACGACACAGCACAGACAATATCAAATAAGACTATCATCATACAGGATGGTAACTTACAGATAGTCGGTTCATCTAATGCAGGAAAGGTAGCAAAGTTTGAAACTGACTCTTGGGAAGCACCAGTAGAACATATCTACAGACTACCTGACTACGGAACCTCTGCATCACAGTCAACTCTGATAGATACTATTACTGAACAAGATGTCAGTAACAAGAATTTGATCAACCCTTCAATATCTGATATTGCATCGGGAGATCCAAATAATCCAACACCTAAAGTTACTTTTTCATCAAATGATGTTACTACAGACAGAACAGTAACATTTCCTGATCAGTCGTTTACAGTAGCAGGTGTTGAAGCAACTCAAAACCTTACGAATAAAAACTACGCAGACCCATACTTTGTTAATGGTGCTGATACTACTGCTCGTGTTTTCTTTGATTTAACTAATGTTACGGGTGCTACTACTCTTAAATATGAGTTCCCCGCAACTAACCTAAATACAAATATACTTGCAAACAACACTTTAGTTGCTACGCAAGCATCACAGGTTTTATACAACAAATCTATTGTTGCATTAAAATTAATTGATGAAGTAGATGATCAAAGGATCATTAACCTTGATCTAAGTAACATCACAGGAACTAAAACAATTCAGTTTCCAGATGCAGATGCTACACTTCTATCAACAGCAAACGTAGGCACATTGGGTGTTTCGTTCGGTGGTCCAATTTCGGCACCTGATCTAGGTGGCAGACTTAGATTACAACAACATTTCGCAGCAGGATGGTAACTAAACAATGACAGCAGGAAGACTAGCAGCGGTAGCACCGTCTGCAACTACAAATACAGTCTTATACAGTTCAGATATTAATGACACTACATCAGGTGTGGTGCATATATGTAACCGTGGAGGTTCAGCAGGAACGTATAGACTGGCACATAAAGATTACACTCAAGAACTTACTCTTGATGCTAATACATACAAGTTTCAAAAAGGTAATGTATTAACAAAGTACAAGTTAGAACTAACCCCAGGATTGACTGTTGGAGACGCAACCCCAGGTTTAGAAATTGTAGGTGCTCAAAGCAACTTTACAGCAAAACTTGCTGACGTTGTAAAAACTACAACCACTACAACTTACTCAGTAAAAGTTGCAACCACAAGTAGTGTCGGAGTTGACTCAGCACAAAATGCGGGTACATTCCAAGGTGGTGAAACAATAACTGGTAGTGTCTCTGGACTGACTGCGACATTCAGAGGAACATCTACTACTGGTTTAAATATTGAGATGGCAAATATGGGAACTGGTGTTACCTCAGTACCTGTTAGTTCTGCCACAAATATCAGTGCTAACGATTATCTATTCTTATCTGACGGAACTGCATCTGCCGAGGTAGTTACTGTCACTAACGCTGCATTTAACTCTGGAACTACAGGACCTGGAGTTTTGACAATAACACGTGGAACCTTTGGTACAACTCCTGCAACACATACCCCAGGTCAATACGTAACAGCATACACTCCGTCAGGAACTACCACAACTATTAACGAGGGTGGTACATTCGCGTCAGGAGACACAACTTTGACTGTAACCAATGGTGCTGCCATACTTTCTGGTTCATACATTGTTATTGGTAATGAAATTATGCAAGCAACTAACGTTTCTGGTAATGACGTTACAGTCGTTCGTGCACAAATGGGAACTGCTGCTGCTAACCATAACGATGGTTCAAACGTAACTCCATTAACAGCAGCGGGTTCAGCAGGTTTTTATTTCTTTGTTAATGATGAAACATTGACAGGTGGTACATCAAACGCAACTTCTGTTGTTCAAGATAGTATCACAGTTGATAAAGGATTTACAGCGAGATTTATCTGGGCAACAACATCAGGACAAGAGGTTGTTCCTGAGACTACATTCTCACTAAACATTGATCAAACATATAGATTTGATATTTCTGACTCATCTAACACAGGTTTACCTTTCAGATTTTCTGACGTTAATGAAGGTACAAATGCTACTCCAACCCCAGGAACTGAATTTACAACTGGTGTTACAAAGGTTGGTACAGCAGGTTCTGGTGGTACTGCATACATTGAAATTGCAATTTCTGCTACTACTCCTGATCCTATATTTTATTATGCTGAAGGACAGTCAGGATACTCTGGATCTATTGATGTAAACCCAGATCCTACTTTTTCAGAAGTATTTGTTTACGACGTAGTTGGAACTCCTATAACTGGTAATACATTTACAGTTGGTACTGCATCACAGACTGTTGGTACTGTAACAGCAGGTGCTTTTGGATATGTAACCTCTTGGGATACTGCTACAAGTAAGTTAAAGGTATTTGTTGATAATGATTCACCTGCTGCATTTGCAGGTACTGATACATTCCCAGATACACCTCCTGTACAAGGAACTGCAAGAGCAATAGCAACAGTAAGTAGTGTAACCGCTGCAACTGATGTAGAAACTGGAGACTATCTTTACTATGATGCTGCTATTGGTGCTAACGCAACAGCAGAACACAAAGGTTTAATTATTGGACCTGGATCACATTTAATTGTATATGCTTCAAGTGCAGATATGAGTGCACAGGTGAATGGATTTGTTAATACAGTAAGTGACTACAGCATTGTTGATTATGTTCCTCCCGCAGGTGGAATTGGCGGTGGCGGTGGCGGTGGTGCTGCACCCTAACTAAATAGAAACAGAAGGAAATCCTAGATGGCATTAACTCGTCTTAAAAATATCATCACGTCGAGGACTGGTCGTATTATATACGTCAACCCCGACGACTTCGATGCGTCGGATGCGTATGACAACCGAGGTAACTCGGCATTGCGACCTTTTAAGACGTTGCAACGTGCCTTTTTAGAAGTAGCAAGATTTTCATATAGAGTTGGTTTAAGTAATGACGAATTTGACGCATTTAGTATTTACCTATATCCCTCAGAGTATGTTATAGATAACAGACCTGGGGTTGCTACGTTTGGAGAGATCACTCCATTTGATGAAAACTCAAACTTTGACTTAACTTCCTCAAATAACATCTTATATAAATTTAACTCTGTTAATGGTGGAGTTATATGCCCAAGGGGTGTTTCTGTTGTTGGATCAGACTTAAGACGTACAAAAATTGTACCTAAGTATGTTCCATATCCTACAACACAAGCATCATTAGGTATATCCTCTGCTAACGAACCAGGAACTTCTGCTATATTCAGACTGACTGGTGGATGCTATTTCTGGCAGATGTCATTCTTTGATGGGGACAACAACGGTGTATATTACAGACCAGAACTTACTGATACTATTGCACCTAACTTCTCACATCATAAGATAACTTGTTTTGAGTATGCGAATACTACAGACCTAGATCTTTATTATCAAAAGATTTCTAAGGCATATGCAACCATCCCTGATACTTCTGGTACTATCGCACAAGACCAGTTACAGGCAAGAGTAGAAGAAAATAGAATTGTTGGACCTATCTCAGATGAATTCAGAGTCTCACAGATCATCAGAAACGGACAGACAGCGACAGCGTTTACTGTTGACATACAAGATAATCCTGTTAATCACGGTTTCTCTGTCGGGGTCGCGGTCAATATCTCAGGGGTCACGGGCCCTACTGAGGCAGATGCAAATTTATATAACGGATCCTTCCTTGTAACGTCAGCACAGGGCAACCAGTTTACATATCAGATGAGTTCTGAACCAACTGGTAATGCTATCGGTTCTAACGTATTGGTTAAAGTTGAGATTGATACAGTTGACTCTGCATCACCATACGTATTCAACTGTTCATTAAGATCAGTTTGGGGAATCAACGGTATGCACGCAGATGGTTCACAAGCAACTGGTTTCAAATCTATGGTTGTTGCCCAGTTTACGGGTATCTCACTACAAAAAGACGACCGTGCTTTTGTTAAATACAACGCTTCAACAGGTAACTACGAAGCACAAGCAGCGGGTTCTGGTGCACATATTGATGGTCTAGCAAAGTATAGAAAAGGTTGGCGACACGTTCATATCAAAGCATCAAACGACTCGTTCATACAGGTGGTTTCTGTTTTCGCTGTTGGTTTTGGTGATCACTTCTTCTCAGATAGTGGTGGTGACTTATCAATTACTAACTCTAACTCAAACTTTGGTAATACATCTTTAAGATCAAAAGGATTTAAGTCAGCAGCATTTACAAAAGATAAAGCAGGGCAAATAACACACGTTATACCTCCTAAAGATCTATCTGACGTTCCAGAAATATCAGTCAACTGGGTTACATTAGATATTCAGAAGATAAAAGCAGCAGCAGACCCAACAAAATTATATCTTTATGGTTACACCAATCAGAATGGTAAACCACCCTCAAAGATACAGGGTTATACAATAGGTGCAAGAAAAGATTCACCTACATTACCTGATACTTTAAATGTATTATTAGTTGCAGCGGGTGCTTCTGCTCCTACAACACATACTGCAAAGATTGACCCTTCTGGACCAGAAGTTACAGGTACATCCCCAGGTGATGATGCAAACCCAATCAAATATGATACCAACCAATCTAACTGGTACATACAGGTTGACTCAGCAAATAATGACATCTACACTACACTAATTGCAAACAGTCAATATAACAACTTAGGATTTACACCTACCACATTCATCCGTAGAGTTCCAGATGCAAGAGACCTTAAGGATAGAATCTATAGATTTAGATATGTACTAGACAAGGATGCCTTCCCAGTTCCTAGAACTCCTATTACTGGTTTTGTTATACAACCTAGATCATCCGAGACTAACTCTCCTGCATATGATAAGACATATTATATCTTTGAAGTTGAGACATTCCAAGAGTTTGAACGTGGTGTCGCTGATGGTATCTATTATCTAACCATACTTAATGGTAGTGTGTCACCTGCAACATCAAACTTTGATGACTTCGCATTTTCACAGCAGACTGTTGACGTATATCCTACATTTGACAGAGATAATCCACTTGCAGACCCAGGACCTGCTATCTCAGTTGCAGACAACGAGGTACTAGGACTTGTAACAACAACTGATGGTGCATCACCTAATCCAAATGAGGATAAGCAACTTTCAATCACAAAAGAGACTGCACAGTTCTTCTTACTAGAACAGGAAAATAATTTAGGATATAACACTACAGCAAATACATTGAACAGTATTGTTGTTACTGCACGTTTAGGTGATGAAGAAGAAAGAAAGATTGCACTGAAATTAAATGCTGATAACTCAGTTGCACCTATATTATGTGAACTTAGACGTTATTCTATTCTTAGAGCGTCAGGTCATACGTTTGAGTATCTAGGTTTCGGACCTGGAAATTACTCAACAGCGTTCCCGTCAACTCAGGTAGAAGTTTTATCCCCTGCACAAGTCAGACTGTCACAGTCGTTGAAAGAAGCAGCGGGTGTTGCATACTACTCTGGTGTTAACAGTGATGGTGAACTATTTGTTGGAAACCAAGTTATCAACCCAGTTACAGGTCAGATCACTAACGAAGATATTGCACAGTTGAATGTTGTTGGTGAAGAAAACACAACCATTCAGACATTCTCTGAGGTTGTTCTGACTGATAAACTGACTGTAATTGGTGGTGCATCTAACCAGTTAGAATCTGTATTCTCAGGTCCAGTTACATTCCAAAAGAGAATTACTGCACAGGAAAATATACAAACTCTAAGACTTACATACTCAAATGATGATGGTACAGTTCTTAGACAGACATTCTTAGCAGAGGATGATGGATCAGGTCAACCAGACATTGATGGGTCACTAGCGTTTAATGACGGAGATATTATATACAATATTGATTGGGTAGCAGGTGACTCAATGGGTTGGATGTATCAGGCAGGAACTTGGTATAAGTTTGGTATGACAGATACCACGCCAATTACTGCAAGAAGATTTAGTGGTGTGACTCATTATGGTATAGGTGTGATGCCTGACGCAAATAATAGAATGAAGATACAAGGTAACACATATATTGATGGTAATTTAGATGTTACTGGATTATATGGTGCTGCTGATAAATATAGATTGGCAACTGGTATTGCTAACAGTAATAACGGTGTTACTTACTCAGGTAATGGATCAACAACTTCATTTGCAATATCAGCAGGTCACACAGCATATTCTCTTCTTGTATTCTTGAATGGTGTATGTCAAATCCCAGGTGTAGATTACACAGTTACTGGTAATGCAGTTGACTTTAGTATCAGCACTGCACCGCAACAAAATGATACTATCCAGATCAGGGAACTTGTTATCTAAATAGTAATAGGACTGTAGAACACTATGACCACAAAGATTAATGGTAATCAGATACAGGCAGCGACAAGAGGTCTTGTAACTGCTTGGTCTATATCAGAACAGTTAAATCTTCCACCGTTGAACCAATCGCAGATTGATGCACTTGGTACACCTGCTTATGGTACTTTGGTCTATAACACGACTGAAGACCAAGCACAGATTTATCTACAGGATGCCAATGCAGGAAACCCAGGTTGGGATGATGTAGGTGGTGGTGGTCCTTCTGTTGGTGAAAACTCAATTATTAGAACCAACGGAACAAATATAGAAGAAAATATCACTGTTGGACCTTCATTCAATGGTGGTGTAGAGTTTACCAATGGTTTTTCAGCAGGTCCGATACAGATTAATAATGGATATACCGTAACTATTGAGAACGGTGCAACTTGGACTATGATCGGTGACGATGATTTGTCTTTCGCACAATTCCAAGATATACAATCTGGTCACGGTACATTTACTGGAACATTATCACACGCAGGTTTACAGGAACATATTTACTACTATCAGACATCTGGTACGGTAAACCATAACTGGAACGATAGTGGTAATATTTTTGTTAGAAAAACAGGTGGTGGAAACTACACTATCAATCTATCAAATGCACCAGTTGATAACACATTAAAAGCAACCTTAATGCAGGTATATACCCGTTTTGAGGGTGGTACAGGTACACCTACTGGGTGGACTGTAAACGGTTACGGTTGTAACGTGTTTTATAGTAACGGTAGTGGAGCAAGTGGAGTAATGCAAAGAGCAGATATTTCAATTCACAACCACGAAATCCCTGGAACTGGTAATCCTTATCTCGTGCTTATACACGTGCATAACTATAGTTAACCGCTTCAAGGTATAAATAACATTAGGAAAATTAAACAGGCAAAATGAGTACCCTAAAAGTTGCATCTATAAGAGACCTGTCTGGCATTGGTGGTTTTTCCCTTGCTTCAGGTAACATCACTGCTAACGGAAACTTAACAGTTAGCAATATCACTATAAACGGAACGATGTCTGGTTCATCCAGTCAGATTGTACCGTCTGTTAGTGGTCAAAATGGGAAATTTTTAACCACAAACGGTTCAACTATGAGTTGGACTGATGTTAGTTCAGAGAACATTTCATCCTTACAGGTATGGACAGGTAACGGAACTTGGAATAGACCAAGTGGAGTTAAGTATATACATATCAGAGTTCAAGGTGGTGGCGGTGGAGCGTCAGGTCACGGAGAATCAGGTGCTGCGGGTGGATATTCAGAACGTGTGTTGAATGTAGTAAATATATCTTCAGTTGGTATCACAGTTGGTGGTGGCGGAGGAGGTACTTGGTACTTCGGACACGGTGGTGATGGTGGTTCATCATCATTTGGACCATATCTATCAGCAGGTGGTGGACACGGTGCTAATAGAAACAACCAACACTCAGGTGGACTAGGGCGTAATGGTTCTGGTGGAGACCTCAATGTTTGGGGTGGAGGAGGACAGTCACACCACGGTGGTGGTGGAGGAGTCGGAGGTTCTTCTCACTTTGGTGGTGCTGTATCAGGAGGTTGGCCAAACGGTGGTAACTTCTCACATAACCACGAAGATCACGCAGCGTATGGTGCAGGTGGGTCAGGTGGACACTTCCATAGTTTCCGTGGTTCAAACGGTAAGTATGGTGTTGTTACTGTTATCAACTACAAATAAGAGGTTACTATGAAAAAAGCATTAATGGATTTTACTGGTTACGTTGCTGACGTTGTAGAACCTGGGGAAGAATATACACTATTCTTTGGTAGAGGTTGTTCACAGATGTGGGTAAACGCACCTGATAACGTAACAAAAGCGTGGACACTAGAATGGAGTCCTGCTGCTGCTGATATGATCTGGGTAGAAAGAACAGAATCATATACAGACCCTGCTACTGCTCGCATTGTAGCGTATGGTGAAATCGGGGAACAATTAGATATGCTCTACAAAGACATTGCAGCGGGAAGAGATTTAGGTGCTGCTGATTCAATATGGTTTAACCATATTAAAGGAGTAAAGGCAGCGACTACTGCACCCTCAAGTGTAGCGGAACCAATGGATCCCACTATGACTGAAGAGGAAGTAGCAGAATTTATGAGTGACGGACAAGAACCAAGTGTAAATAGACCTTGCAAAATATCATCACAAGAGCAACCTTGTTGGGAGAGATATTCTAACTGGGGTGGTGCATATGATGAACTGGGAGCAGGTTGACGAAAGTGTTATAATTAGTAGTACAAACTACTGACATATGAAGTTAGATAGAATCTGCATTATCGGAGGTGGTAGTGCAGGGTGGATGACAGCAAGTATGTTGTCAAGACATTTTGAAGGAACTGGTAAAGAAATAACTGTTGTCGAAGCAAACATTCCAAGAATCGGAATCGGTGAAAGCACGACACAGTTTTTTAATACCTTTATACGGTATCTCGGTCTCAAAGATGAAGATTGGATGCCTAAATGTAATGCAACATATAAACACAGTGTCAAGTTTACTAACTTCAATCAAAACGGTTCATTTCATTATCCATTTGGTCCAAGAGGCACGAATATACCTCTGACCGAGTATTATAATTGGAGGAGAGGTAGAAATATTGACAGTATGACCTTTTGTAGGGTATTCTCAGATGTTATAGACCCTATTGAAGTCAACCGTCTTTATCCTCCATTTTTAGAAAGATTCGTGGGTTATCACGTTGACGCACTATTATTCGGAGATTTTTTAAGAGATCATTATGCAATTCCAAAAGGTGTTAAACACATTAAAGGTACGGTCACTGACATTCAATCCTGCGTGGATGGGGTTAGCAGAGTTTACCTTGGCAGTGGGGATAGGTACGTTGATGGTGATCTCTTCATAGATTGCACTGGATTTCGTGCATTATTAATGAACCACCTTGACGTAAAATGGGTGGATTGGAGTACACTATTAAAAAATGATTCTACTTGGGCGGTAAGAAAACCATATACAGATAAGAAAA